TGGGTATAGTTCCAATAAATGAAAACAACGAGTGTAGATGGGGTTGTATAGATGTAGATAAATACAATCTTGACCATAGAAAACTTTTAAACAAACTACCAATGGGTGTCCCACTATCTGTTTGTAGATCTAAAAGCGGCGGTGCACATATATTTTTATTTACGACAGACTTTGTCCCTGCAAAACTAATGCGAGATAAATTAATGTCGTTAAGTGCTGTGTTAGGTTTTGGTAAAGCAGAGGTATTTCCAAAACAAATTGAATTAAAATCGCAAGATGATACAGGAAATTTTTTAAATTTACCATACTTTAATTGTAAAAATACAACAAGATATTGCTTTGATTCTAAAGGACAAGCAATTACAATAGATGCTTTTTTGAATGGTGTAAAAGTTAGTGCTTTGACACCGAAAGAATTACAAGATTTAAAAATACAAAGACCACCATCAGAATACGATGATGGACCACCATGTTTACAATCAATAACAAAAGAAAAATTAGATGACGGCAGAGACAGAGTAATGTTTCATTTTAGAGTTTATGCAAAAAAGAAATGGCCAGAAAGTTGGGTGGATAAGATTGATGAGTTTAATCACCAAAGATTTATAAATCCTTTTAGACATGACGAAATAGCAAAGTTTAGAAAAGATAAAAAAGATTATGGTTACCTTTGTAAAGACGAACCTATGTGTAATCACTGTGATAAAGATCTTTGTCGAACAAGAAAGTTTGGTATAGGAACACAAGTCATGTTTCCACATTTAAGTGATTTACAGATTATAAAATTAGAGCCCCCTGTATTTAGATTAAATGTAGATGGAGAAAGAGTAGAATTAAAAGCAGAAGATTTACAAGAGTTACGATTATTTATAAGAGCGTGTATGAATCAGATACATAGAAAGCCTCCAAAGATAAAACCAAAAGAATTTGATAGCATGATAGATATGTTAATGATTAACAAAGAAGTCATAGAGGCACCAGCAGGTGCAAGTGCAATAGAACAATTAAAACAACATGTAGAAAATTATTGTTTAAGTAGAGCTACAGACGGAGCTACAAAAGAAGATCTAGAGTCTGGTAATGTTTGGAACAATGATGGCTATCATCATTTTAAATTTAGTAATTTTTACCACCAGTTTTTATCTCGACACAAATGGAACGATAAACCACAGAATACTCTGTATATATTGAGAGAACATTGTGAGTATGATACTGATTTTAGAGTTAACATTAAGAAGAAAAAAATTAGTGTAATAAGAGTTCCACAGTTTGATAAAGAAAAATTTAAATTAAAAGAGAGAACATTTAAGAAGGAGGATGCGTTTTGAAAACTATTGTGTTGGGTCCACCTGGTACAGGGAAAACAACTATGTTGTTAGATGAAGTTGATAAATGTTTAAAACAAACTGACCCTGATAAGATAGGTTATTTTTCTTTTACACAAAAAGCTGCATATCATGCAAGAGACAGAGCAATGTCTAAATTTAATTATAGTGAAGATGATCTACCCTACTTTAGAACTCTACACTCACTAGCTTTTAAAAGATTAGGTATAAGAAAAGAAGAGGTCATGCAGAGAAAACACTACGAAGATTTAGGTAGAAAAGTAGGAGTCATAGTTGATTATCACGAATACGACAACGAGGAGTCAGGTTTATTTACAACTAAAAGTGACATACTACGAATTATAGAGCTAGCTAAGTTACGAGGCATAACAGCAGAACAACAATTTTTAAGACAAGAACACACACAACAAGTTAAAATAAAAGATCTATTACAGTTTGAACACGATTTAAAACAATACAAGAAAGATTATAACTTAATTGATTTTAACGACATGATTACAGACTTTATTAAGTCTGATAGATCACCACGATTTGATGTAGTTTTTATAGATGAAGCACAAGACTTATCTAATTCACAATGGAATATGGCAAGATCAATATGGGATAAAACAGATAATACATTTATAGCAGGTGATGATGATCAAGCTATATTTAGATGGGCAGGTGCAGATGTAGACAGTTTTATGTCACAGACAGGAAAGATAATGCGATTGACACAGTCGCACCGAGTACCGCAGGTAATTCATAATGTAGCGATGAATATAGTAAATAAGATACGAAACCGACTACCAAAAGAGTGGAGACCAAAAACACAAAGAGGATTACTTTCATACTATAATAACTTCGAAGATATTAACATGAGAGAGGGTAATTGGCTAGTGTTAGCTAGAACTAAATTTATGTTAAATAAATTAGAAGACGAACTATACTCACAAGGGTTGTATTACGAGAACAAATTTAAGACAAACCCAGAACAAGATTTGTACATTGCTATAAGTGATTGGGAAAATCTTCGTAAAGGTGTGGATATAAGTTATGAACAAGTTAACAGAATAGCTTCGTACATGTCTCCAAAACATTATCAGAAAGAACAATTAAAATATTTAGACAAAGATTCTTTTTATAACTTAGAAGAGTTAAGAAGCAACAGAGGTCTCAAAACAAATAAAGTTTGGTTTGAAGCTTTTGATGATGCACCAGAAAGAAAAATAAGATATATAAGAAGAATGAGGGAAAATGGTGAGAAGTTAAATTCTAAACCTAGAATAACTTTATCTACAATACACGGGGTAAAAGGTGGCGAGCAAGACAATGTAGTTCTCTTGACCGATCTATCTAGAAACACACAAAAGAACTACGAACAAAATCCTGATGATGAAAATAGATTATTCTATGTCGGTGCGACTAGAACTAAAAATCATTTACATGTCATCAGACCAAAAGATATATACAAAGGATATAAAATATGAAAACAGCAGAAGCGTTACAATTAGCGAAAGAATTAATTGAAGGACCTAGAGCAAAAACATACGGCGACAAAATAGTAAACCATGCAAACATTGGAAAGTTATGGTCAGCATATTTAGACAAAGAGATTACAGCACACGACGCAGCTGTGATGATGGCTTTATTAAAAGTAGCAAGAACTAAATTTGGTCAACCAACAGCAGATACCTATGTGGATGCAGCTGCCTACATGGCCATAGCAGGAGAATGTAAACATGAAAATGATATTTAAACCACAGACGGAGTGGATACCACCTACAGACTTTCCCGATCTTAGTAAATACGATGAGATAGCTGTAGACTTAGAAACAAAAGATCCAAACCTAAACGAAAGAATGGGTTCTGGTTCTGTTGTTAAAGTTGGTGATGTGGTTGGAATATCATTAGCAACACATGACTGGTGTGCATACTATCCTATCGCACACGAAGGTGGTGGTAACATGGATCGTAAGATGGTTTTAAAATGGTTACAAGACCAAATGAACACGGATTCTATAAAAATATTTCATAACGCTATGTATGATATCTGTTGGTTGAGAGCCATTGGCATAAATGTAAAAGGACAGATTGTAGATACGATGATAGCTGCATCTCTAGTAGATGAAAATAGATTTAGATACGATTTGAATGGTTTATCAAGAGACTACATAGGTGAAGGTAAAGATGAGAGTGTATTACAAGAGACAGCAAAGTCTTGGGGTGTGGATCCAAAAGCAGAAATGTACAAACTACCAGCTATGTATGTTGGAAGTTATGCAGAAAAAGATGCACAGCTTACATACAAACTTTGGCAAGAGATGAAAAAAGAAATCTTACATCAAGACATAGAAGATATATTTAACATGGAGACAGCTTTGTTTCCTGTGTTAGTTGATATGAGATTTCTTGGAGTCAGAGTGAATGCAGAGAGAGCAGCTATTGAAAAACAAAGAATGGTTGAAGAAGAGAACAGATTATTAGGTGCTATCTATGCCGAAACAAAACAAGAAGTACAAATATGGGCTGCAAGATCTATTGCAAAAGTATTTGATAAACTTGGTTTACCCTACGAGAGAACTTTGAAAACAGGTTCGCCTAGTTTTACAAAAAACTTTTTATCAAACCATCCACATAAACTTGTACAAGCTATTGCAAAAGCAAGAGAGATTAACAAAGCACATACAACTTTTATAGACACCATACTCAAATATTCACAGCGTGGTCGAATACATGCAGAAATTAATCAACTAAGATCAGAGGGTGGCGGCACAGTTACCGGTAGATTTAGTATGAATAATCCAAATTTACAGCAGATTCCAGCAAGGAACAAAGATCTTGGACCAAGGATCAGAAGTTTATTTATACCTGAAGAAGGGTGTAAGTGGGGTTGTTTTGATTACAACCAGCAAGAACCTAGACTTGTAGTCCACTATGCTGCACTACAAGGATTTTATTCTGTAGAAGATGTAGTAGATGCATACAAGAATGAGAATGCAGACTTTCACCAGATCGTAGCAGACATGGCAGGTATTGGTAGGTTTCAAGCCAAGACGATCAATTTGGGTCTTTTCTACGGCATGGGTAAAAATAAATTACAAGCTGAACTAGGGACTAACAAACTTCAAGCTGAACAATTATTTAAACAATATCATAGCAAGGTGCCATTTGTTAAACAGCTCATGGATGCAGTAATGAGTAGAGCACAGCAACGAGGTAGAGTTAGAACGCTTCTAGGTAGGCTATGTAGATTCCATCTATGGGAACCGAATCAGTTTGGTATACACAAGCCACTGCCTCACGATGCAGCGCTCGCGGAACACGGACCAGGGATCAGAAGAGCTTATACATACAAAGCTTTGAATAGATTGATACAAGGATCAGCAGCTGACATGACAAAGAAAGCTATGATTGATTTACATGCCGAAGGTATCATACCGCACTTACAAGTTCATGATGAATTAGATATATCTGTTCAAAATAAAGAAGAAGCAAAAAAAATTAAAGATATAATGGAGTCAACAGTATCACTTGAAGTTCCAAACAAAGTAGATTATGAAGAAGGCGATAACTGGGGCAGTATTAAATGAGGATTAATTATGGCTTACTTAAATGCAAACATACCACCGGAATACGCACAAATAAGGAGGGAGTACCTCTATGACCTTAAGAAACATCATGGTGAAGTTGAAGACTGTATTATATTTGGTCTATCGGCTATTACTGGGCGTTCCATACTTTTTCATTGTATTATGGAAAATGGAGCTGTCTTCTATCGTTTACCGATATCTGCGTTCATTCAAAGAGGTTTTAACCCAAAAGAAGTTCCTAAGCGTAGACTTGATGAGTTACAGTTATGGAATTGTTTCAGTTATTATCCTGCTGTTACTTCTTGGGATATTTTAGAAGCACAAGCTGGTAAATACATAGGAAAAGACAAGAAATGGCACCATGGTAAATATTTATTTACTGTTGACTTTGCTCACCCTGAAGCTAATATCCTAGATACGGACCACTCAGAGATTCCGCACGAGCATAAATGCGCTCACATCATAGCCCTAGACGATGGGAACTATGCAGCACAACCTAACAATAGATGTATATGGGATATTCCATCATTCACTGTTAAAGATAATGTGCCAGATTGGAAAGTGCAGACATCTGAATGGAATGTAGAAAATACAAGTAAATGGAAGACCGAAGATACGGATAACTTCTTTTACGAAATTGAGGAGAAAAAACATGATTGAGAAAATTAAAAAAGCTTGGAAAAAAATTACAGGTTGGATTGTAGCTCAATACAATAAGTTTTTACCAAAGTAATTTATGGCCTTAAAAATTTCTGAGTCCGCAGCTGTACAGATGCCGATGAAGACGGTTGCTAGTTTGATCACGATGGTTGCCATCGGGACCTGGGCTTATTTTGGCCTGCATGAAACGCTCAACCAACACTCTACAAAAATAGAGTTAATGCAAAAAGATTTAGAACAAAACACAGAGTTTAGGATTAAATATCCAAGAGGTGAGTTGGGTCAATCAGCTGGAGAAGCAGAACTATTTATGATTGTAGAACATGTTAGTGGTTTACTAGAGGATGTAGAAGAAGAAATTAAAGGTATGAGAAACAATGCTGTTAACATAGAATTTTTAAAAAAAAGAACAGAAAAGTTAACTGAAGATGTAGAGAAGTTAATTAGAAACGGAAGTGGTAAACATCAATGATAGAAACTGTATTTGCACTAATCTTAACTTTAAACGGTTCAATGATAGAACATGTATACAAACCGAGCCTCAGCGATTGTTTGAAATCAAAGCGTATCGCGCAGAACGAGGTAAACCCTGAAAGAGTTGTATTTACTTGTAAGAAAGTAAAGGCTCAGACAGAAATCTACATGGATAGGAAGAAAATCGTTAAAATATTACCATAATGGAACCTTTTATACCTATAAACACCATCATAGCTTTTATCTTGCTTTGTGTCGTAATTTATGTAGGATTAAACGATAACAAATGAAACTTACAGCTAACATAACTCTTGATGAGTTAACTAAGTCTCAAGTTGCGGAGAGAAAAGGTATTGATAATAATCCTAGACCCGAGCAGATTGAGAATCTAAAAGCATTAGCAGTGAACATACTGCAGCCGGTTCGCTCGCACTTTGATAAACCACTAATTATATCATCAGGATTCCGTTGTGCCCAGCTTTGTGTAGAGATTGGTAGTAGTGTAAACAGCCAACATGTTGCAGACGATCATGCGGCTGCGGCAGACTTTGAGATACCTGGTGTAGACAACAGGGAACTCGCAACATGGATCAAGAATGAGTTAGAATTTGACCAATTAATTTTAGAATTTTACCGTGACAACGAACCATCATCAGGATGGATACATTGTTCGTATTCGACTAACAATAATAGAAACCAATCATTGCGTGCTTTCAGAGAAGATGGTAAGGTCGTGTACAAACCATGGCTACAATAGGAAATTTAACATCGCAAATCGTAACAGGTAATTGCCCTGAATGCAAAACAGATACTCTTCTTGTATCTTTTGAACCATATTTATACAGATGTGTAAACTGTGGACATGACTTAGAACAAAAAGTAAATGGTGTAATAAAGTATGTTATTGCAAACGAAAGAACAGAATTTAAAGCCAATACATTAGACGATGGCCAAGAAAAAACCTAAGTTTGGTGTAAATAATTATACAAAGAGAACTCCCAAAAAAAGGCCGGGCAGACATAATAAATCTTGGTCAAAAAGAATACCTAGGCGTAAACGCTACAGAGGACAGGGTCGCCCATAATGAAACCCATAATGATTACGCTGTTATACTTAACAGCTTTTGGAGATATTAAATTAGACACTTTTGAAATACAGTCTTCTTGTTCTAGTTGGTATCACTACAATGTAAAAGTTGAAGAAAGAAAACAAAGAAAAATATTTAGTAATCACTACTATCACAGCTACGATGGCAAACAGGTCATAGGATATATTTGTGGTGGTGATGAACCACAATAAACCTATCCCTACGAGGGAAAAGGGGGATAGGTTTTAAAGGTGAGAAAAGATAATTTATATCTGTCATAATTTTGACACAATGTCAAGTGCCTTGAGATTTTTTACATACAAATGACACTGTGATTAAATCTCTATTAACAACTTCAGGCCCTATCTCTGTCATCAATGATCTAACCTCTGTTAGTCCACTTTGGGCACAATCATACCAGCTATCAAACACAACCCTGTGTTGAAATTCTGGCATGCAACTTCCATACATTGCAGAGCACACCTTTATCATCATTAAAAATTTAGTCATTGACAATCCTATATGATTATCCTATATTGTGTGAAAGGAAAGTATATGACAGACACAACAAAATATAGAAACGCTTCACTATCACACGCAGCATACAAGAATCTAGAGTTATTGTCCAAAGTTATTGACCCCGATGTCACTTTGTCCATCTCTAAAACGATAGAGAAGTTAGCAAACGAGAAAGTGAGGAAGTTAAATGGGAAAGCACAGAACACCGTTTCTAAATAACGATGTTATTTCGTTATCAGAAAGAAATAAAACACCAGAACAAAAGCTATGGATAGCTGTATTAGCTAAAGCGTTTGAGGATGCTTTTAAAACTACAGACACAAGAGCAGCATTAGAGGCTTTAAGTTGGATAAAGAACGGAAGTGACTTTAACTATGTTTGCCATCTCGCAGGTAGAGATGGTAACTATGTTAAAGCAAAAATGCTAAATAAAGTAATAGAAAGAGAAGCATCAATATTGATGTACAATAAAGCCATAAAAGTAGGGGTTGCTAAGATTGTTAAATTAAAAAGTAAAAAACCAATGCCGATTGTAAAAAAAGACTATAGTTTTTTGCCAAAGTACACTCACGATTATGTCGACAGGTAGAAGAATATGTCCAGAGTGTAAAGGCAATGGATATTTAAAAACAGAAATGAATACGATCGTACAGTGTTTAAACTGTTGGTCGGAAGGAGAAATAGATGAAACGATTTGGGCTAGGAATTATGATCCTATTATTCCTGACGAGTTGCAGTCAACACAAAAAGATTGAAGATATATTTTGGGATCCAGTGAAAGGTATGATTAGAGTAACCTATGGCATCACAAAGTGAAAATTTGGCATATCTTGCTGGTCTATTTGATGGTGAGAGTTGCGTTACTTACAAGCAACGACTTGAACATAGAAAAGGAAAGCCCCGTGCCTACAAGTATTGGTACATACGAATTGAGATAAACATGACTGATAAACCTACGATAGACTATGTGCACAAGATGTTTGGTTGTGGAAGTTTAGATTATAGACCACCATACCCACATCAAAACTATGGGCAGTATAGATGGAAATGTAGCCATAGAGATGCCTACGAAGTAGCAAAGTGTTTGCTACCTTTTTTGATAACTAAAAAAGATGACTTTAAAAAAATTGTAGATCATTATGAAAACGATACCTGATACTATTGATGATATAAAATACATATGGAAGAAAACTAAAGACATCTACTTTAGATTTTTTGAGCATTATGGTAGTAAGATGAGTGTATATGGTTGGAACGGTAGATGGAAGAATAGAGAAAAAGGAACAGGATATGGTAGAGAAGAAGAAAGATAAAAGTGTCTTTGACGATAAGACTATAAGTAACGACTACAAGAGTGGTGGCGCGTATAAAGCTATACTTAATATGTTTGCTGAACAGTTAGATGATGAGAAGTTTGCCGAACATTGTAGAAAATTTTTTAAAGGAGAAAAAAATGGAAAAAATAAATAAAGAAAAAATATTGGTTGATATGTTCAACTGGGGACCATGCGTTATTCGTATGAAGATCTCCGAAGAGTTTAGAAAGCTCTTATTGAGTGAAGCGAAGAAGAATAAAGAAGATATGCGAGGTAAACTAGCAGGACAGTTGGACGATGAAACTGCTTACAGTGAAGAATCTAAAAAGAAGATACTACCCTACATAGCTAATTGTCTTGGTATTTACGATCAAGCGTACCAGTCTTATACGAAGAAGAAGATGGATAAACCGCCCGAGTATGTCATGTCAGCGTTATGGATTAATTATCAGAAGAATAATGAGTTTAACCCACCGCACGATCACGATGGTAAATTATCCTTTGTAATTTATTTACAGATACCCGAGTCGTTAAAAAAAGAAAACGAGGCGTATAAAGGTAGAAGCTGTGGCCCTGGAGGTATACAGTTTTTATATGGCGATGGGCCTAGAGAAGCTATAACTTACATGTCCCATTTCCCTACTGAGGGAGATATGTTTATCTTCCCGGCGTGGTTGAAGCATTGGGTAAGTCCCTATAAAGCAGATTGTGTTAGAATATCTGTATCAGGCAATATCCATGATTCAGCGCCCTTGAATAATATACAAAGGTTCGGGCCTACATATGTAGAGGATAGGGAGACGCGTGCTAAAAAAACTAAATAAGTATACCTATGTCGGCGGTACACGGTACATGGACAACGGATCACGGAACTATGAGGTTGCAGGTTATAGGTTGCCAAGTGTAACGACCATTTTGGGTCGAACCAAAGACGATACATTTCTAAAAGATTGGATAGCCAAGAAAGGCAAAGCAGAAGCAGAGAAAATAAAAACACAGTCCGCAGTCAGAGGGACTAGCATGCACAAATATTTAGAGAACTATGTATTAGGTAAAGGTTACGAAGATCTTACAGAGTTAGGACAAGAGACAAAGCGTATGGCTGAGAAGGTCATAGAGGTGGGTCTAGCGCCCGTCTCAGGATATTTTGGATCAGAGGTCACAGTTTATTATCCAGGCCTCTACGCTGGTTCTACAGACCTAGTTGGTATACACAACGACAAAGAAACTATCATTGACTTCAAGCAAGCCAACAGACCAAAGAGAGAAGAGTGGATTGGTGATTACAAGTTGCAAGCTGGTGCATACGCCATGGCACATGACTATGTTCATGGCTCTAATATTGAACAATGTGTAATTATGGTATGCACTCCTGACCTATATTACCAAGAATTTAAGATTGACGGGCTAAATTTACGAAAAGCAAAACACGACTTCTTACGAAGACTAGATCAATACCACGATATAATTAACGATGAAAAGGAGAGAGCATACTATGGCGCGTGAAATAATACACAAAGCTTTGATAAAAAGATATGAAGCTGAAATCGCTGATGCAAATGCCAAGATCACAATCCTTTTGTCTACAAGCAGGATCATACCAGAACACATAGATATTACTGGTGAGATAGACAAACTCTTGGGCAAAATTGAGGATGCAGAGTCAAAGATGGCAATATTGCAGCGAGTTTATGGCATAAATTAGGCAAGATGGACACTATAGTATCTATAGCCACAGATTTTTTTAAAAAATATTTTTTTATTTTTTGTAAAAAAATGTCCAATATGTGCAAAAAAGTCAATAAAACCGTCAAGATAAGGGGTCACGGAGGACATTTTTTTGAATTTTTGGACATTATTTGTGGTAAATATTACTATATGAGGACATTTTTTTGAGGATTTGGACATTTTTATGAAACGCAAGAGAAGATACAAACATGCTGTGATTAACAAGAAGAAGTATTACTTCTATACAATCAAGTGGCTCGACATCACCGGCGATGCGGGGCACAAAACTAAAGATGAAATGTTGAAACTACCTATATCTAAAATGATAACTCAAGCGTATGTGTTTAAGAAAACTAAAAAGTTTTTAATTACCTTTAGTTCTTACGACGAAACAGACGAAGTATTTAGTGATACCAACATATTTCCTATGGGATGTGTTGTTTCTATGGAAAAAATATTAAACTAAATGATTGCTTTCGAGTGGGAAAGAATATTTTATGACGGCAACAAGGAGGGAAAAATGCAAGATCCTAAAAATAAAATTGAAGAACTTGAAGACAAAATTGAGAAGTTAGAGAACGATATCGCTAACATCAAGGATGTTCTTGATGTTCAAGATGAACCAGAGATGGATGAAGAGGATGATATCGAAGACGACGATCAAGACTAATCTTTTTTCTTATCACCCTCGATCTTTTTTGGGTCGGGGGTGACATCTATAATCTGTGAGTAATCGTCTAAAATTTGTTTCATCTTTGCTTCTAGCTCTTGTTCTGATAGGTCCTCTAGCTTTCCTGTTTTTATTATTTTGCGGTCTATATATAATCCTGCTGCTTTGCCTCTGTTTGTTTCCGCATTCACTGCAGCACTCCAAGCACCCTTCTTCAAAGCGGCGTCTTTAATTCGCCCAAGTTCTGCCACATGAGTGTCATAATTGACTTCATATTTTTTGAGTCTCTCTTCTCTCAATTCGCCAATATATTTGACAACGAGTGGGTTTAGTTTTGGGTTGGTTAGTTCTGATCCTTCTTGTCTACAACGCTTTTCACTATAACCAGCCAGCTTTGCTGCCTCTGATTTTGTAAGTGGCCCATCAGGCCCACCAAATACTAATAGTTCGGCAAACCGCTTTTGCATTTCTGTCAATCTCTTTGGTAGTCCCATGTTGACATTTTAGAGTAACAATCATATATTGTCAATGATGGTAACAAGTAATAAAGATGCTGCCAAGATATGGGCAGAGATAGAGAAAGCTAGAAATGTAACACCCAAAGAGGATAGAGGTCCTAACGATTTGGAAAGAAGAATAAATGATTTGATGGCTATTAATAAAAAACATCAACAACAAAATGGTGATCTTATAAAAGATAATATATTTTACAAAAAGAAAGCAGAGCACTATCAAATTATGTCAGACCAATTAAAGAAAGAGTTAGAAGAGTTAAAGAAAAAAACAGTTGGTGTGTTAACAGAGTTTAGAAACAAAGGTGATGTGTGAACGATAAAGGCACAAACAGTTATCAAGAAAGAAACTCAAATATAAACATAGCAGAGATTAGATTTGAGAATTGGTGTAAAGAAAAGAACATACAGTTTTGGAGGATGGGTTTTGATGAGAAGAATAACAGAGTGCCTAGATTCTGGGATGTACACCCAGTCGTTCGATCTATGCCAGACTATATTTGTGTCGGACGCGATCAAAGATTAACTTATATGCATGTCAAAGGAACCAACAAGATTAAGATTAATGACCTGATGATGTATGAGAGATGGCATACAGATTTATGTCAAGATGTAGGGATGAGGATAGTATTTTGCTTTGATGGTGAAGAACCTATATTTTTAAAATGGCATGAGTTAAAACAAAAACTTACAGGTTGTGAAATCAAAGAATGGTCTAATGATAAGAAACAATATGTGGAGATAAATGTTCGTAAGACACCTACAACAGTATCTTGATCAGTTCACTAACGGCACAAAAGGTAATGGCGTTAGTAATGCCACTATCTATGTTCAAGTTGGTGGACACCTCGAAGAGATTAGGAGAATAGAAGTACAAGAGAGTAATATTATTGGTAATGACTCCATAAGAGTTGTTTTAAAGACTACAAAGAACCAAATATTACTGGCTCCTACCATACCAGAGTAACTCTGAAAAAATGCGTGGCCCAGAAGCAAAACTTTATCAAAAAGTTAAGAGGGCAAACCCTAAAATAAT